CTGCCACACCCGCGGCATCTCGGTGACGACATACCCACGACGCTTCACCAGCACCGACGCATCGTCCCCGAACCGCGCCACGTCGAGGCCCCAGATCTCCGGCTTGGTCATGTCCAGCGGCACGTCGCGCTGCATCGCCTGGTCGACGAGTTCCGCGCTGATGAACGTATCGCTGTCCGCGTTGGGAAACTCACCCAGGCACCGGATGCGGTATGCGTTGCTGTCCGTGCCGTAGCGATGCTCGATCTCCTCGATGAACTGCTTGGTCACACGCGGGCTGTCGGTCGCCGCCACCCGCAGCGTGAACCACCGCCCACGTTCCGTGTTCTGCGTGCGCCAGAAGAACCCGGACGATCGCGTCGGATTGCCGATCAGGATCGTGGTCGCGCCCGCGCTGCTCATGGCGCCCTGCCCGGCCTCGAACACCGGCTCCGCAATGCCCGACGCCTCGTCGCACACCACCAGCACATGCTCGCTGTGAATGCCCTGCATCGCCTCGGGCTGCTCCGGCCGCGCCGTCCGCGCCGTGACGAACGTCTCGATGTCCGATTTCAGCTTCATGTGGTCGCTCGTCACGTCCCACAGGTTCCGCCACAGGTCCGGCAGCACCCGATGCCACTTCAGCACCTCGGGCCATAACGCATCGAACATCTGGCTGCTGGTCGGTGCGGTGATGACGCACTTCATCGGGGCGCGCGTGTTGGCGAACCACACGACAGCCCATGCCGCAAAGCAGGTCTTGCCGACGCCGTGCGCTGAGCGGATGGAGATGCGCGTATGGCCACGCGCCAGCGCCCGCAGCGCCTCGGCCTGCCACGGGTCAGGCTCGGCGCCCAGCACCTCCCGGACGAACGCAATCGGCGCGCGGTGATAGCGCGTCATGCACGGGATGAACGGATTGTCCGCCTTGGCGATGGCCTCGGCCCAGTTGAATGCGGGGGCCTGCTCCAGATGCGCTGGCGGATCGGGGACGAAGTTCAGCATCACTCGGACGCCGGCTCGAAGATGTTCGGCGGTGGTGTAGATACGTTTGTATCTGGCGCTGTCGTTTCATCCGCAACCACCTTAGCTTCGAGCGTTGGCGGTGCGTTGCTTGCGTCGATGGTAGCAACCAGCCGCGCCGCGAGCAGATGCTGCAGCACGCTCGACGTTGTGCTGTCGCCGTCGACGGTGACTTGCTGCGATGGGCGACCGAAGCCGCGATCGAGCAGCGAATTGGCAGCGGCCAGGCGAATGCGCGCGTCGGCCTCGTGTTCCATCAGATCGGCCAAGACCTCAACAGCGCGCTGGCCGTATTGGCGGCAAAGCTTGCCGACATCAGCCTCGGCTTTGGGCCTGCCATTAGGATTTCCGGACTGTCCTGGCTGCCAAAGCCAGGGGCGGTCTGTTCCGCGATTGTTAGCAGATAGCGAGGTTTGCTCGGACAACGTCTCAGCCTCCGCTGCCAGCGCGCTGTTTTGGGGTCATGCGGCCCTCTCGCGTTCAAGGTTGAGGCGGATTCTCTTGGTGCGCTCGCTTGGCGCGACGGCTTCGCCCCATTTGGCCAGCTCTAGTTCGTCATCGAAGTCGGCGATGACGATGCCGCCCTTTCGGAGGAGGAATTCCATCATGAGGTCGGTTCTGGCCTGTTCGACGAACGGCCGGTCGTCGTTCATGACCTTGAACTGGAGGATACGGAGCTGGTTTTTGGGTCTGGCGCTGGAGACGAGGAAATACCAGCACTTAGTGTCGTGCCCTGGGTCGATATTCCAGACGACGGGACCGAGGGCGACCTGAGGTGCCTTGCCAGCACCCGCGAGGACCTTGGTGACGAAGAGGCGGACGGCTTGCTCTCGGGTTGGCCGTAACATTTGGGGACCCCTTAGGAAGAGAGCGTGTTACGGTGGCAGGAAGAGAAGGGGCTAGTGCCCCCCTTCCTGCCAGAATCGTAACGCACCTTTCTGTGTGTTTTCATACAATTAGCCTCGGTCGTAACGCGGCGTAACATTCGTTCCGTAACCGGAAGTTACGGATTGTTCCTGTTACGACATGTTATGGCAGGTTTGGGACGGAAAGATATATCTCAACTCTACCTCTAGTAGAGTGGGTTTAGGGCGTCTACGCCTTTTTGGGTTAGTTTCCATGCGTCTCCCTTTCGGATCTGATGCACGAGCTTATCGGCGGCGAGCGCCATGATGGCGCGATGGACCCGCTGCTTCATTGGCTGGTCGTCCTCATCCACCCAGCCCGCCTCACGTGCGATCGTGGCGAGCGACCATTCAGGGTGATCGCGCAACGCGCACAGGACGACGTCCTCGTTGGCCAGAGATTGCTTCGTGTGATTAGCCACCGCCTCCTCTGACATAGGCTCGGCGATGATCGTCATCACCGGCCTGTCGCGTCGATCGTTGAAGCCGGTTGGGACTGACCGCAACCGGTATCCGAAGGGCGGAAAGTCTGGCCCCCTGATCTTGCCGCACCAATGCAGTTCGGCCATGTCTCCCATGGTCTCCGACCAGAGGGAGAAGTTGCCATCCAGCTCGTTCAGCATGGCCCCTCCGCCACGCGGCAGCAGGTTGCCTCGGGCGGCATTCTTGACCGGGTGTGAGAGCACAATAACGGCAGGGTTGCCGGGGCATTCGGTGAACGTGCGCAGGAGTCTGGCGTAGCCACCGGCCTGGACATTGTCGTTCTCATCGTCTCCGGGAAAGAACGAGGCGGCGGTATCACCAACGATCAGAACGAATGGTATGCCAAGATCGACTATTTTGGCTTTAAGTGCCTCAGCCTCCTCCTCATTCATCGGGAAACTGCCCGGCAGCACGTAAGGCAACTGGTCAGGGCGCAGCTTGTAGGCCAGGGCCATACCGAGCATGCGGGCCTTGAGATCTTCTGGGTTTTCTCCAGCCAGGATCAGGACATTGCCCTGGCATACCTCAAGATTGCCGATCATCCTACCGGCTTGAATCATGCATGCGTTGAACAGCCACACGGCGGTCTTGCCATGGCCCGTCAGGGACGTGCAGGCATACAGGCGACCGCGCTGAATGATACCATCGATCAGCCAGTCTGGGGGCACAAAGTCGGCTACGAACTCCCTACCTGAGAGGATGTTGCCGACGTGTGTTCCGGACGTAGCACTGCCCTTTCTGGCTTTCTCTCGGGCTTCCTCTAGCCTGATGATGTTTTCTTTCTCATCGTCGTAGTTTTGATCGCGGGGCATCATGCTGCCCGCCATGCGGCGCGCGCGATCCTGATGGCGCCACCGATAAGGTCGGCGGGCGCTCCGTTTGCCCGGCACAGATCGGTAGCAGCTGCGGTGGCGGCCCGAATATCGCGTGGATTGTTGGCGAGGGACCTGCGGACAGCGGCTATCATCAGGTTCATGACGGCACGGTGGCTGCCGTCGATCCTGGTGATGTTCTCCTCGAGGAGGATGGCGGCTAATGCACGGCAGCTGACCCCGCGCATTTTCGCCTGAGTGGCAAGATGGGCCAGGTGGGTGGCGAGTGCGGCGCGGGCGTCGTCCTCGCTGTAGCGTCCCCACACCACGGCCAGGGCCATGCGATTGGCTTCCTCCGCGCCCCAGGCGCGCAGGGCGGCGGTGAAAGTGCGCTCGTCGGTGAACAGGGCGACCGTCATGGCGGCCCTGCCAGGGGTAGCTTGCTGACCGATGAACAAGGCATGCCTCTTGCGTTAAGGCGTCGGGCATGCGATTTGAGGTTTGCAAGCTCCTCATCTCGCTGGTGCCCAAGCGCCAGTTGAATCATTACAGTTCGGTCAGGTTCGCGCCTGGCCGAATCTGTTTCTACCGTGTCATGGTGAGTCGGCCAAGGCTTCATGCCGCCACCTTCGCTTTCAACGGCACGCAGGCCTCGCGCAGCTGGGCCTCCACGTCCTCGACGCTGCGGCACAGCATGACCACGCCGCCGGCGTAGTTCAGCCTCCGCGCCATATCCCGCTGAGCCTCCGACACCACGCCACGCGGGGCCTTCAGCTCCACGAACAGCGCGCGCCCATCGAAGCAGATCCCGATGTCGGGGATACCGGGACGGACGCCCAGGCCCTTCATGCGGGCGGCCTCGCGGGCGTGGCGCTTACCGCCGTTGGGGATGGCGTAGGCGACGCCGCGCGGGCCTAGGGCATGGTCGAGGAACTGCATGACAGCGCGCTGCAGATCGTCCTCGACGTGCCCTCGTGGCGCCCGCTGCTTCTCCCAGAGCGTGGCTGTCGCAATGCTCATGCGGCCCGCTCCAGAATGGCGCGGCCGACGAACACCCGCCTGCGGTGCGCTGCGCACCAGCTGCCGTGGTCAACGGTCGGGCAGTCGCACTTGGTCCATTCCGGGCCGAACCCCTCGATCCATTGGCAGCTGGTGACGCTGGAAAAGACCACCGACCGCACGTGTGGACTCAAGGGGGGCGCGGCCGGTGG